TAAAATATTTGTTGATAATAACGGTAATCCACAAATATTTTATCATGGAACTGATGCTTATTTTAATGAATTTAAAATTGACCCTAAATTACAAAAATTTGGATGGACAGAAGGAAAGGGTTTTTATTTCTCAAAAATAAAACCATATGCTTATGGTAAAAACATTATTGCTTGTTATTTAAAAATAGAAAACCCTATTTATGGGTTGGATTATATTTTTAATAAAGTTGAATTGTCTAAATTAGGGTTTTATAATAAACCTTTAGTGAAAAAAGAAACTACTGAATATGGAACAGGCATTACAATACAAACACATCCATTGTTGCCCCCAACTATTGACTTAAACACCAATGAAAACACATCTATTGAAAATTATAAACCTGTAATAAAACCCATTACCTATAAAGGAATAATCGGGATGTTTGCACATCTTTATCCAAAATTTGATATTGTTGACTCAATAAAGAATAAATTAAACTATGATGGTGTTATTTTCAATTCGATTGATAATAGTAATGTGATTTGTGTTGTTTTTTACGAAAATAACATTAAATCAATAGAAAATGACGGAACTTGGGATATTGCAGATGATAATATCTTTTCTTAATTTTGTGCGGTGGGAAAAATAAAACAAAAATATTATAACCACGAAACTTAATACGAAGCAGAAACGTAGCATTGCATATAACATGGTGATTGAAGCATTAAAGTGATGTGCCAGACTGTGAATCTGGAGAAGACGGGTCAGTACCGTCCTTTCACCCAAATATTATGGGTTCTTTGATAAAATTAAATCTTTTCTTGAACTTACGAGTATTTGTGATAAATCATAGGTATGAGAAAACATATAATTTGGAAATACAATAAGAAATTTATTGAAGAAGCATTAGATGATTCATATTCGTTTTTAATAAACTGAATTTAGTTTCATCAAAATAATTAATTAAAATGCTTAGATACCGAACTAAATTAGAAAATATTAATCATATAGATTCTATATTAGTAGCGAATTCAACGTATCAAATAACTAATAATTTAAAGAAAAGATTATTTGATGAAAAGGTTTTAGAGAATAAATGTGCTCTTTGTAATAATAAGGCGTAAAGTAGTAAGACCAGATTTGTTAACGTTAAAACAAGAAGTTTCTGAAAGGGGATATTCCGCAACTGGCAGAAAATATGGCGTTAGTAATAATGCAATTAGAAAATGGATTAAAAATTATAAAAATTAATTTATTATGGGAAAAGTAAGAGTAGGTAATAAACAAAACTCGTTTCTCAACGGAGAATGGTGCAAGCATATGAAGAAATTTGGAAAAAAACTCACTGCAAGCATACGTAGAAGCGTTGATAAGCAAGAAATTAATAACAGATTAAAAGAAATTTAAATTGTCTCGTGGCGCAATTGGCTAACGCTCCTGACTCTGAATCAGACGATTACAGGTTCGAATCCTGTCGAGACAACTCTTGGTCGTTTTTTGTACTTTTCAATATTTATTTGGATTGGAAAAAAACATAGTAATGACGAAATAATGAAAATGTCAAAAAAAGCAAGTTTGCGTTGAGGTGAAAAAAATTCACAATATGGTACTTGTTGGATTACTAATGAAATTGAAAACAAAAAAATCAATAAAAAAAAATGATTTAAATTTATATATGAATGATTGGGTATTAGGTAGAATAATAAAAAATAATTAATTGACCCTTGGTGGAATTGGCTAAACACAATTGTCTTTGAAGCAATAACCTTCGGGTTTGCAGGTTCGAGTCCTGCAGGGTCAACAATATTGTCTCATGATGTAACGGTTAGCATTACAGATTTTGAATCTGTCCGTCCAAGTTCGAATCTTGGTGGGACAACTTGCAATTAATAAAATTTTTATTAACTTTACAAAAAAATCATAAGATTCTTCATACAATAGGAATGAACCAGTTTATACTGAACTTGATTGGGTCGTTGTACGAAGTTATAACGAATTTATTCAAAAAAATACAAGAACTTGGTATTCCTGATGTGGTTAGTTTTGACTACGACCTTGCTGATGTTTATTATGAAAAACAACAGTTTGACTACAATGATGAAACCCAAGAAAAAACAGGATATCATTGTGCTAAATGGTTAACATACTATTGTATTGATAATAAAAAGAACTTTCAGCAAGAATTTTTGTACATTCAATGAATCCTGCTGGAAGTCAAAATATTTGGTCTTTATTTAATTCGTATTGGAAGTCATTATCTCCTCCTTGATTGATTAGTACTAGTATAGTTTTTTTCGGTATTATTATGTCTTTCCCTGACTATAGTATTGTTTGTTCTTTCTCTTGTTGAATTAGTTTCTCGATTAGAATCTTTATTTGGTCTGGTATAAATATCATCATTATATATTCTACGAGTTTTTGTATTATTAAATCTCTCTCTATTATTACGTTTATATGTTTGATGTGTTTGTTCTGTTCTAGGTCGTTTAGTTATAGTAATTTTACTATTGTTTGGTCGTCTAGCAACACTAGTTACAGTGGTATTACCTTGTCGTCTACCATAGAATTCATGATTAGGTTTATTATACCAATGAGTATTATACCAAAAAACATTATGCATATTTGCATAATTATATTTCCAACACCAGTAGTTGAAATCGTAATGCCAATTATAATAATTATATTGCCATTCATTAAAACCAATGAAGTGATTACAGTTACAATCGTTTATTTTTATAATAATGTAGACAGTATCGATATGATTAACTACAGTATTTGCGGTATCAATCTGTGCTTTACTCAATAAAATGATTAATATTAATGAAATGATTAGTAAAATTTTTTTCATGGTTAAAATTTTATGTATAAGTGCAACATATGTGCCAGTATTTTATAAACACATTAAGTATTTATAATAAATTTAATTGTATGAAATCAAAAAAAGATGGCAGGCAAGCATTGATGGAAATGATGGTTAAGGTTAACCCTACCATGAAAATAAATTTGAATGAAAATATTCAAGAAGCAAATGCTGGAATTAACCCTAAGTATACTCACTTTGCAGTGTTAAAATCAAATAATAAGATTGTAAATGGTTGGGATTATAATGGTCATGAACAATCAGAATTGAATCAGTTTAAAAGGGATTATTTCTTCAATGATATTGCTGATATGGGTATTAATCCTAAATTAGTTGCTATCTATACTAAAAGAACTTTAGAAAATAGAGGTATTAATCCATTAGATACAAACAATTGGTTTAAATTCGAAGCAGATGGTTGGAGAGATAGAAAAGAGTTAAACGAGATAGGTAGTCTTCAAGAAAAGAGTAATTGGTTCGAAAGTGAATTAGGTGATTTAAAAAACAACCAAACTTTTACTAGAGAAGAATTAAAACGCATTTTAGATGTTCTATATAAAAATGTCGATGTTACTGGTCAATATAGAATAATGTACTTACTACAATTATTTGGTATGGATGAGGACTTTAGATAATTATCTAATTATCAGATAATTAAAAAATAAAGTAAAAATTTTTTCAAAAAAGTTTGTTTTTATTGTAACCTTTTATACCTTTACATCGTATTTACATGAAAACGCAAACAAATTTTTAAACGATAAAATTATGAAAACATTACTCAACATATTATTAGTTTCTTTAGTGGCTGACCTATTATGGGCAGACGCAGAGGATAAATTATGTTCAGTCGGGTAATGCTATATTACAACCTCCTTTTTTAAATTTAAAAAAGAGAAACCCGACTGATAAAAAAGGTCGGGTTTTTTGATTTTAGGAGATTGCTCTTTGACATATTGGAAATTTTGGTGCTGTAGTAGAGTTGGTTACAATGCTGCCCTGTCACGGCAGAGGTCATGGGTTCGAATCCCATCAGCACCGCCTGACTTATTTTTAATTTCTTAATATTTATATACATGGAAAAAGAAAATAAGTATTTTATAGTTTATAAAACTATCAATTTAAAGAATGATAAGTTTTATATTGGTGTTCATGAAACACATAATCTCGATGACGGTTATTTGGGTTCAGGAAAAATTCTTAGAAATAGCGTATATTATCACGGAAAAGAAAACTTTAAAAGAGAAATTCTTGAATTTTGTGAGAATAAAAAAAGTATGTATGAAAAAGAAAAGGAACTTGTTACCGAAGAATTAATAAATAATCCCAAGTGTATGAATTTAGTTATTGGTGGGGTGCAAAACATTCAAGTGAGTACTGGTCTCTAATGACCAAAGGCTTGCTCCCAGCTACCATTGGGAAGATACTGTGGTAGCAGTATGGATTAATGTTCTACATGCAGCGTTATACAAGCGGTTAAAGTGGCAAGACCTTCAATCTTGTGCCGAAAGGCTTCGAGGGGTTCGAATCCCCCACGCTGTACTACTCGCTAAATTTAGCGAGACTGGAAATCAAATACTTATGGTCGGTTCGTCTAACGGTTAGGACATCACCCTTTCACGATGGGAATATGGATTCGATTCCCGTACCGACAATAAAAAATTAATATTGTTTGTTTTATTAAAAATTTTTACTAATTTTGACATTTAGTATAAAAGAATTAATAATATGAAAATATTAGTATTGGGTGACGGACTATTAGGTTCTGAAATAGTTAAACAAACTGACTGGGAATATCTTTCAGCAAAAAAAGATGGAATTGACGTAGTTGATGACTTCTTTAGATTAGTTAAAAAAATTTGTGATATTAAGCCTGATGTTCTTGTAAATTGTATTGGTTATACAAATACATATGACCTCGAAAGAGAAAAGCACTGGAAAATAAACTATGAATTTGTTGTACATCTTACACAAATATGTGCTTGGAATAAAATAAAATTAGTTCACATATCAACTGATTACATTTACGCTAATACTGATGGTAATAAAAGTGAAAACGACATTCCTGTTCATCAGCAAACATGGTATTCTTACTGTAAACTATTGGCTGATGGATATGTTCAATTACTGGATAAAAATTATTTAATATTTAGATGTAGTTTTAAACCCAGACCATTTCCTTATGATAAGGCATATATTAACGTAAAAGGTAATTTTGATTATGTTGATGTAATTGCAAAGCAAATGATTGAATTAATCAATGAAAATCGTGAGGGTATTTGGAATATCGGAACAGAATATAAGTCAATCACTCAATTGGCAAAACAAACAGTACCTGATATTCCCGAATGGTACAGCGATAAATTACCATCAATTGAAATGGACTTGACAAAATTCAATAATCGAAAACTATAAATCGGCACTAAACTCAATTTGCTGCCGAAAATTTGCTTCCTTAACTCAGCGGTAGAGTGTCTGTCCTACATACAGAAAGTCGTAGGTTCAAATCCTGCAGGAAGTACAAAAAGCCAGAGACTTGGGACAACATTCTCTTAAATGGAAATCGGAGTAGCAAATAACTTAAAGCGAAGGAATTTCATAGTCAAAGGTAACGATGAAAAGATAGCCACTTAGTAGTTGTTGGGTGAGTAATGTAAAGGTTTAGCATGCTGGAGCGAAAGCCAGATGATAAGGTTCGAATCCCCCCACCCCAAAATGCATCTTTAGCTCAGTTGGTTCAGTAGCACTTGCCTTACAAGCAAGGGGTCGAAGGTTCGAATCCTTCAAGATGCACAAATATCGGTATTAAAGCTTATAAATATCAAATATTGGTTGTAGAACCGATAAAACCTCAAGTGTTGGAATTGGGAGACAAGCCAGACTAAGAATCTGGTGCGAAGTAATAGTAGTGTGTGGGTTCGAATCCCACCTTGAGGACAAATTAAATATTGCATAATACCTTATGAATTGGTGAAAATTTATCATGACATTGGAATTGATTTATTTTATTACAATGTCGATTATACCATAGATAGTAGTGAATTTGAATATTGTGACGATAATTTCATTTATGACGCATTTTAATTTGGGGATGTGATGAAATGGTAGCACATGCGAGTTTTAGAAGCTCGTGCCTTCGGGCGTGTGGGTTCGAGTCCCATCATCCTCACAATAAGTCCACGTGGGAGAAAGACCACATCAAGGGTGTATGCCATAACGTTCACTGACATGCATCTGGGACACCATGCCAATGTAGCCGAACTGGAATAGGCAACTCCCTAAGAAGGAGAAATTTGTGGGTTCGAGTCCCACCATTGGTACAAAAGTGAATGAAATAATGAAGTAGTGGTGTACGGTGTCTCACCTTCGGAAGACGAAAAATAGTCGTTAGTATGTAGAAATGCAGAGACTATACTAGTTAGGGGGAATAGGTTCAATTCCTATCTACTTCACAAATTATGGGGCATTGCATTGAACTACAAAGGTGCAGTGGTCAGGTTACTAAGATGGGGCATTTGGGGGTGCATGTACCAAGGCTATGGCGATAGACACTTGCAATGTCTGTGAGGACGGTTCGATTCCGTTCATCTCCACAACAATATTAAGTTCAAAAACCGAGAACTTCACATTATGACTGAGAATGGATTACTAAAATTAAGAAAATCAGTAAAGAAAGTTTTGGAATATGACTCTGAAAAGAATGAAAATTGATATAATCAATCACCGAAATATTGTAAACAATGCGGTATGGCAATACCATATAAAATGCGAAAAAGAATATTTTGCAATATTAACAGTAAGCGAGAATACGATAAAAGAAATTTGTCAGAATATCAAAAATATCATAGTAAATGTCAATTCGATTTTTCACTTAATCAACACCCCGCTAATTGTAATTTATTAAAACATAATGAAAATGTAAGTAAATATAAAAGTTGTTCAATCACATTAGATGAATTATTGACGAGAATTAAAATGTGGAATATAAAATATGGGGCGTTAACTCAGTCTGCCTAGAGTACTGCACTTGCAATGCAGAGGTCATCGGTTGAAATCCGATACGTTCCACGAGTAGACCGTTTTAGAATTTTTTATTGACTAAAAGTAACGTAGAAAAATTCATATGGCACTATAGCCCAATTGGAAGATGGCATCAGACTTAAACCCTGTTCAGTGTGAGTTCGAATCTCACTAGTGCTACAATATACGCTCATCGTCTAACGATAAGATATTGGCTTCCAAACCCAAGGATGAGGGTTTAATTCCTTCTGAGCGTGCAAAATTTTACGAGTATTTATAATAAAAAAATATTATGAATTACTTAGACGTTTCATTCTGGACTATGCTTACAGTATTTGTATCATACGTCTCATTTATCTGGATAAAATATGGTGTACAGCGTAGTATATCAGATAGTTATTACAGATTACCTAAAAATTTACAACCATTATTTACATTATTTTGTTGGGGATTTGCATTTCCTGCAATAATTATTGGTGTTGATTTAACCGATAATTTCTTGATGTTTTTAGCAGGAGCAGGAATTTGTTTTGTAGGTGCTGCAGCACAATTTAAAGAAGAACTGACTAAAGGGGTACATATGATTGGTGCATATGGTGGTGTATTATTCAGTCAATTAGCAATTGCAATTAATTTTCATATGTATTACATGAATGTTATTTTTATTTTATTGGCAATACTTTTTGAAGTATTGGGATATTATAAAATAATGAAAAATAAAATTTGGTGGCAAGAAATTTTAGCGTTTTTATCAATATGTTATGTGTTAGGTATTCAATTGCATAAACTAGAATATTTATTTTAATTTGCACATATAGTTAGTGTCGAAATTTAAAATTTGAAGTATTCATAAGTATGAAACCTTTATATACAAAAAATGAATTTGATTCAGCAAAATCTAACGATAAACTACCATGTCAATGTCTGAAATGTGGTAAAACTTTCTATAAAGAAAAAAGAGTAATTAGTAGAACATTTACTAATTATGATAGAAATTCTGGAAATTTTTGCTCAAGGAGTTGTGTTATGTTAGCAAAAGAACGTAGTCATATTGTACCATGTATTAATTGTGGTAATGAGTTTAGATTAAGAAATTCAAATGCTAAGTCTAAATCAGGTAATTATTTTTGTTCACAATCTTGTGCTGCTACATATAATAATAAACATAAAACAACTGGTAATCGTAGGTCTAAACTTGAAAAATATCTTGAAACAGAATTAAATAAACTATATCCTGATTTAGAAATTTTATTTAATAATAAATCTACAATTAATTCAGAATTAGATATTTATATTCCAATACTTAATTTAGCGTTCGAACTTAATGGTATTTTTCACTATGAGCCAATATATGGTCAAGATAAACTAAATCAAATTCAAAATAATGACTAACGTAAATTTCAAGCGTGTTTAGAAAAAGGAATTGAATTATGTATTATTGATACATCACAACAGAAATATTTTAAAGAAAAATCATCACAAATTTATTTGAAGATTATAAACGATATAATTAATAAACATCAGTAGTTCAATGGTTAGAATGCAGGTGTTGGATATGCACAAGCCAATTTTTGTCAAGCAGATGAATTTAAATACTTATTTGAAAAACATTGGAACGTTCTTTTAAAATAATGGGGCATACGTGGATTTGACAGCATCGTAGAATGATACTGTAAGCAGGTAGTAGTTGAGCCAGACTACTATAAAAAGACTCAAAACAATAAACGCAGAAGACATTATGTCTATTCCGACTTCCTTAACTAAAGGAAAAAGTGTATTTGCTAAGAATACTGAACTTGCATTTGCAGCGTAGGAACAATTAAATCAGTAAAACCCGAAGTTGATAGGTTAAATTCAACAACAGTTTTGTAGTTGTTCTGTAATACAATTAATATTTTGTTAGTTTAGAAAAAACTGAATAAACCTGTAGAAAGCATATTAGTCACATGTTTGGACAACGGTTCGATTCCGTTATGCTCCACCAATCATTATAAAAAATAAGAATATGAGCATCAATTTTGAAGAATTTAAAAAAAAGATTGATGAATGGGTTGAATCTGATGAAGATAAAGCCTATTTTGAAAATGAGAATAGAAAACTAGAATTAAAACACAAACGTTATGCAAGATTTGAAGAATGGTTAAAGCATAATGATTTTGATAGATTAATGTATAGGTTAATACTTGAACATGACGAAGAATGGCTAGAAAAATGTTGGCATAATGGATATGAAGCATATCCAAATAATGTGTTATCATTTGTTATTGATTATATTGCTCATAATTTTGAACCGATAATAGTTTCTGAACTAGACTGTTCATTTCCAAATCAAATTTGGCAATTCAAAGGTTATTATTTTCAAATGATTTATGGTCAAGGAAGTTTTAATAGAATTTATAATAAAGCTGATATGAGATTATTGTTGCAAATTTAAAATAGTAATACACTAACGAATTTTTTTCCTTTGTGTATAGTATTTATTATTAAAAATAAATATTATGCCAAAACAAATAAAAAATAGAATAGATGATGAATATTTTATTTTAATTAGTAAATCATCAAAAAGTATGGCAGAAGCTGCTGCTAAATTGAATATACATTTTAATACATTTAGACGTAGAGCGAAAATATTAAACTGTTATAATACTAATCAATCTGGTAAGGGATTCAATAAAATAGTTTCACCAAAAATTCCAATAGAAGAAATTATTTTTGAAGGTAAACACCCAGAATTTCAAACGTTTAAATTGAAAAAAAGATTAATAAAAGAAGGATATAAATTAAATAAATGTGAAGAATGTGGTTTAGATGGCATATGGAATAATAAATTAATTGAAATGGAATTAGACCATATCGATGGAAATAGAACAAATCATTTACTAGAAAATTTAAAAATGATATGTCCTAATTGTCATAGTCAAACAGAAACATATTGTGGTAAAAACGCTAAAAATTGTAGGTGATTATTTGGGGATGTGATGAAATTGGTAGTACATGCAGGTCTTAAAAACCTGTGGGCAGTGATGTCCGTGTCGGTTCAAGTCCGACCATCCCTACTAAAGTATTTATAATATGAAACTATCTAAAGAATTGAAAATTGCTGTTAATGCTGAAATTCGTAGAGAGTGTCGTCACGAAGCGATGAATATATTGCAGTTAGGTGATGATAAAGACCGAGAAGATTTCTTAAAATATCACAACGAAGACCAAGGAAATATTTGTTGTCTGGTTTTGGATTTTGCTAAGAAAAAATTGGTTGAAAAGGGTATTCAAGAGGATAATGATTGTGATTGTTTTAAAACACCAGAGGAACTATGACAAAGATAATTAAAGGAAAAAAAGAATTACCCAAAGACGATGATTGCAGGTGTGGAAAGTCTGTTAAAATAACAGAACGAAAAAAACTTGAATATAAAAAAATTGTAAAAAAGAAAAAATAACTCCAAGTGATGTAACTGGCAAACGTGTTCGGCTCAAACCCGAAATTTTGTGGGTTCGAATCCCACCTTGGAGACTAAATGGTTTTCGTATGATTAAACTACTACATTTTCCAATGCGAGAACAAAAATTACAAGAAATGAGAATAAAAAAATTGTAGACCAAACCACGAATCGTGGTGAATTCAATTGTGCCTACAAAAAATACCTTGAAAGAAAAGGTAGGACATCTCTTTCATAAGGAGCAAATACTGGTTCAATTCCTGTTATTGGTATAAAAAAACCTATCGAATTCGATAGGTTTTTAATTTATTTTTTATTAAACCATTTCCACATAACATATCCAATTGATGTGAAAATCCAAAGACCTAAAAGAACTTCGGCAAATCCAACACCTTCTTTTCCATAAATATTGTTGTAACTCAATAGAATAACTAAATAGTTTACAGTAATAAGCCAGTGTTTTTTAAACCAAGTCCAAGGTTTTGCAACAAACCATGTTTTAATTTTTTCCCACAAATTTTTAATCATCTTATTTATATTTAATATAATTATTTTTTAGTAACTATCTGGGTCATAAAAAGTAACCTTACAATTCTTTGTTTTAAAATCAAAATCTAGTGAATAAATATATAAAGTTTTTCCTTTATGAAGTTTAGCATCATCTACAACAAATTTCCATTGAAATTCTGAAATATCTTTATCGTATTCTTGTTCACTTTCATCAGATTGTTTATTTAGTAATGAAACATGATACGTACCATCAACACTATCAATATTTACAATAAAATTCTCAACACCAAAATCATTCAACCAAAATGCAATATGCCAATTAACAAAAATGTTACTTTCGCTAATATCAACATCAAAATCTTGTGAAAATGCTTCATAATTATAAAATGTTGAATTTTTAATTTCTTGACGAAATTTAAAATTTTCATGTTCCATCACATAACCTTCATTGAGTATATTTTCAACCTCTTCTTTTATTAGTTTAATTATAACTGAATTATCCATTGATAAATGATTTTTTTATAAATACTTTGTAAATCTTAAATTGTTTTTTATATTTACAATATTCCAAATAATACGTACGAATCAAGAATATACTTCAGCAAAATCCAGTATTAAGCAAATACCTGCAGGTTTTAAGATTGTTGATAAGTACTTTGGTTGGAAACCAAATACTATTAATTTTGATATTGGTGGTGGTAAATATGATTTATTTACTGAAAAATTAAGAGAAAAAATGTAACAAATCTAGTATTCGACCCGTATAATAGAACTAATGAACATAATAATGATGTTCTTTTAATTATAAGAAAATTTGGTGCAGATACTGTTACAATATTTAACGTGCTTAATGTCATTAAAGAAGAAGAAATGCAAATAAACGTATTAAATTTGGCATTAGAAGCACTCAAAGATGGGGGGATGGTATTTATCAGGTCAACATATATGAATAAAAATAAAGCATCTGGAATGACAAAATCAGGTACTTTTCAACATTATAAGAGACAGGTAGAATATCTGGAAATTGTTAAATAAGTATTTCCAAATGCAAGGATGGAACATGGAATAATATTTGCAAAAAAATGATAAATAAAGAAGAAATTTTTGTAAACGAAAGCCATTGGCGAAACATGTCAGAATTAGAATTGGAACATTTTGCTTGGAAAATATTTCAATACTATCGAGAAAATGGTTTTCCATATTATTCAACAGATGCTGAAACAAGAAATAAACAATTTGAACAATTAAAAAATTTTGATTATGTCAAATTGTTTGAAGATGGTGTTATAAAACAATCAATGCATGGATTAGCATTGGCATGGTCATATTTTCCACATGCATTTAATGTTAAATGTAATGATAAAATGACACCATATGAAGCATTCATGGATGATTTAACATTTATGAAAGTTATTAGAAAACGTCTACAGATAGGTACGTATGTATCTGATTCGGGTATTCTAAAAATGTTAAAAATATATACTGGTGTTCAGGGTGTTTCAAATTTTAGACCAACAGCAGCAGCATGTATATATAATAAATATGCTAAAAATGGTGTTGTTTGGGATATGTCAGGTGGATGGGGTGGTAGATTGTTAGGTGCAATTATTGCACGTGTTGATACTTATATTACGACAGAACCATCATCATTAACTTGTGATGGTTTAGTTAAATTGGCAGAAGATTTTCATGGTACAATGAATTATCAAATAAATTGTTGTGGTAGTGAAGAATATAAACCAATGCAACATAGTTTAGATTTATGTTTTACATCACCACCATATTTTGATTTAGAAAAATATAGTGACGAAGCAACTCAAAGTTATGTTAAATTCAAAACAAAAAAAGATTGGATTGATGGTTTTCTTGTACAAACATTTAAAAATTGTTATCACGGATTAAAAAAAGATGGTCATATGATTATTAATATCGCAGATGTGAAAGGAAAACATAATCTTAACCTTGAAAAAGAAACAATTAGTGTTGCTGAAAGTATTGGATTTAAATTAAAAGAAGAATTGAGGCTTGCATTGTCAAACATAAATATGAGAAGTAAAGAAATTAAATTTAAGTACGAACCAATTTTTATATTTGAGAAATGAAATTACTTGAAAAGGTTAATTGGGACACATTAAATGTGTACATTAATAACAACTTAATTGTTGCAAATAAACACCCAGAATACGATATCTGGATTTTGAACTATTCTCCAAAAGTTCAATCAAAGAAATTTTGGGATGAATATACGTTATCTTGTCGTGGTTTAGTTATTGATGCTGAAGGTAATATATTGGCTCGTCCATTCCAGAAATTCAAGAATTTCGAAGAACACGACCCATCAGAAATTGACATGTCACAAGAATTTGATGTGTTTGAAAAAATGGACGGTTCTCTCATTATCGTATTTTACTACAAACTACGTATGGAATGGATTGTTGCCTCAAGAGGTTCATTTATTTCAGAACAGTGTTTAGAAGCAAAGAAAATGTTAACAATAAATGATTTTGATAAACTAGATGAAAATAATACATATCTATTTGAAATTATTTATCCTGAAAATCGTATTGTTGTTGACTATGGTGATAGAAGAGAACTAGTATTACTTACTGTTATTGAAACCACATCTGGCATTGAAATGTGTTATGATGACATGTTGGGTAAGTATTCTAAATTTTTTACAATTGTTAAAAGATTTGTATTGAAAAATATAAATAATTTAAATGATTTAAAGAAATTAGAAGAAGACAATAAAGAAGGATTTGTAGTTAGATTCATAAATGGATTTAGAGTAAAAGTTAAATTCAATGAATATGTTAGATTACATGGTATTTTAACAAACGTTTCAAACCTTACAGTTTGGGAACATTTAAAAAATAACTATGATTTTGATTCATTACTTGACAAAGTACCTGATGAATTTTATGATTGGCTGAAAAAAACCATAAATTCACTACAATTACAATTTAATGAAATCGAAAGAAAATCATTAAAGGAATTTGTTAGAATATATTATATAAATGGAATCGGTGCAAATGATAAACGTACTGAAAATGAAAATCGTAGAGATTTTGCTACTGAAGCAATTAAGACAGAATATCGTTCAATATTGTTTAAATTATATGATAAAAGACCATATGATGAAATAATTTGGAAAATGGTAAGACCTGAATTCAGCAAACCATTTCGTGATGGTTATGATGATAATTAAACAAGTCATAGTTATTGCTATGACTTGTTTTTATAATAAAAATAAATAAAAAAATGTTGTTATGAAATGGAAAATACAGTATAGAACAAAAGGAGATGTTAACATAAAAACTGAAATAGTTGATGTTCATTTTGAGAAAAAAGGTGATGTAAAAAAATGGTGGTTATCTAAAACATCTACTTTTGTAGATTGCATAGGTAGTAAAACTATTGGTGGTAATAGACAAGATAAAGAATGGGTAAATTGTTTTAAAATTAAAGAATAGTAAAATTATGGCAGAATTTATAAATAATGATTTTACGAAAGAATTTTCGGAACTCTCAACTAAATATAAGAAGACTATTGAATGTGATAAAGGTGGAATATATATTGTGGATAGTCCTGAAGATGTTAGTATAATCATTTCGTGATGATTTTGAATTTGTAAGTTAAATTAAAGCGAAGAGAAATCTTCGTTTTTTTTTGTATTTATAGTTAAACACAATAACTATGAATATACTAAAATTTTTAAAAAAACTTTTGGGCATTAAGCCAAAACCACAACCAAAAAAATTTAATTTTGGTTGGAAACGTGATTTACCTGACCATAGGGATATCAAATTTAAAATTGTTGCACCTCATGAACTACCAGCTAAAATTGACTTAAGAAGTCAAATGCCACCAGTATATAATCAAGGTGAACTTGGTAGTTGTACTGCAAATGCTTTAGGTGCTGCATTTCAATTTGAACAGATGAAACAGGGTAAGCAAAGTTTTATACCTTCAAGACTTTTTATTTATTATAATGAAAGAGAAATGGAAGGTACTATAAATGAAGATACAGGTGCTATGATTCGTGACGGTATTAAAACAATGGTAAAAGATGGTGTATGCCCTGAAACAATGTGGCAATACATTATAAGTAAATTTACCGTAAAACCAAGTGCTGACTGTTATGAAGAAGCATTAAAAAATCAAGTACTTCAATATTTCAGAATTAGTCCACATACATTATATGAAGTAAAACATTGCCTTGCTGATGGTTATCCTGTTGTATTTGGTTTTATGATTTATGAAAGTATGATGACTACAGAAGTATCACGAACTGGCATCGTTCCAATTCCAAATAAACGAGAAACACCAATTGGTGGTCATGCTGTAATGGCTGTTGGTTATGATGATAGTAGAGAATGTTTAATTGTTAGAAACAGTTGGGGTGCTGATTGGGGTATTGGTGGATATTTTTACCTACCCTATTGGTTTATAACAACACCAAACGCTGCTGCAGACTTTTGGACTATAAGATTGGTAGAATCTGAAAATCAATAAATTATAAAATAATTGTAAAATTTTGTAACCTTTGCTTGTTTTTTTCGTATTTATGTCATAGATTTGTAATCTGAATTTTTAAACAATTTAAAAAGAAAAACAATGAGAATTTTTAGTAAATATTATTTCGGTAAAAAATCTTATAAAAAACAATTTATGAGAATCGGGAATATTATGTCTAAAAGTTAAAGTATAAGCAATGATTTTTAGAAAAGTAAAAAACCCGATTCGAAAGATTCGGGTTTTTTTATTTGCGCTCATAACTCAGTTGGTAGAGTAACGGACCTTTAATCCGTGAGTCGAGGGTTCGACTCCCTCTGGGCGCACGGTGGAGACTGTTTAGAATTTTCATAGTACATGCACGACATGGAAGCATAGAAAATTCAAAATTGGGAGTACGCTAACGTAGGAGAGTTAGGCTTGTCTGTAAAACAAGTGCCATTGGCTGAGTGGGTTCGATTCCCTCTACTCCCACTTTTAGGGTTTTTACTACTTTTTAGTCCAATGTTCCGAAAAAAGTAGACTTGCATTCGTAGCAAAGTGGAGACCTTGTGTCGAGATGCCCCAGACTTTTAATCTGGTTACGTTGGTTCGATTCCAACCGAGTGCACTAAATTGGGAGTACATGGGGTATGGTGAACTCCTAACCTGTCAAGAAATTGGCGGGTTTTTTATTGAAAAAAATCTTCGTAATACTGAATTAATTGATTCTCATTTTCAAAATACCTGATTTTATTTTCATCAGGAGTATAATTAACCATTTCCCTACCCTTAATAATAATTCCATCAAATCCCAATTTTAACATTTCATCTCTAACATTAGTTTTTGAATCAAAATCACTTTTCGCATCAAAATAATTGCTGATGCCATTTCGTTTGCCATAATTCATCACTACTTGTTGCATGAAAATTTCTGCATCATTCCATGTATTAACAATTTTAGGATGTTTTGGTATCGCTCCAACGACAAAATAAACCTTACCATATTTTCTTGCCATTTCCCTGTTACTTAATGCTGCAGTATATAAACCCTGACCAAAAAAAGCCATCCCGTTATTTTCTTTACCTAATTCACGCATACCTCTCAGTGTGACGTTATTGTGTTTCCATTTAAGGTATTCTGATTGATTAAAATCGTTTATTACTTCATTTACTATTTTAACAATATTGTTCATATGGTCATATTTCATATAAATACTTACATACGAGCATCATTATTTTCATATTTCTTGTTTTTTTAAATTTAAAATTTTATATTTGCATAAAATAACTTTAATGCTTAAGTATATGAAAAAATGGCAGACAAGAAAAAAAAGAAGGTAACAACAACAGTTACTGAGGAATTTGTAAATGTTCCCACCAACGAAAAAACCCAAATTATCTGTATCCTTGACCGTTCAGGTTCAATGTCAAGTATAATGTCAGATAGTATTGGTGGCTTTAATACGTTCCTGAAACAACAAAAAGAATTAAAAGATGATGCAACTCTAACAGTTGCACTTTTTGACGACAGGTATGAACTACTTTATGATGATATTAATATTAGTAAAGTAGAGGAAATTACAAATAAAATTTGGTTTCCACGTGGTACTACTGCACTTTACGATGCAATTGGTAAAACAATCAATATAGTAAAAGCAAATCATGCAAAACTTGGTACAGAAGCACCTTCAAAGGTACTTTGTGTTATTGTGACTGATGGTCTTGAAAATGCAAGTCGTGAATACAAACTCAATGACATTAAGAAACTCATAAAGAAATGTGAAGATGATGATTGGAATTTTATTTATCTTGCAGCAAATCAAGACGCATTCGCAGTTGGTTCATCATTTGGTGTAAGTGCAGGTAATACTTTCATATATACAGCAACTGGTGTTGGTACTGCAATGATGTTTAATACAGTAAATGCAAGTGCAACTTCATATAGAAGTATGAGTTCATCGGATGCTGACTTTAAAACAAGGTCAAAATCGTTAATTAATGATGACCTGAATAATTCTGGTGATATTATAATTAATGGCGGTACATCAGGCACATATGTTACAAGTACATACTATTCAACTGGAAGTGCAAATCCAAATGATATTACTTTTACAACCAGTAATACATTGAAATAATATACACATTTTTTTGTTTTTAAATGGTGCTTTTAGCACCTTTTTTTGTTAAAAGTTTATTGCTTAATCGATTAAAAAAATTTAAAAAATTATTTTAATTTTGTGAATAAAATTTAATACAACCCTTGTATTTATGGAAGTCATTAAATATTTTTGTAAACAAAAAAATTTATTAATTCTATGACAGAAAAATCGCTTAAAATTTTTCCAAAACAAGATGTCGAAAAAGCAACATTACAGTATTTTAAAGGTGATGAACTTGCAACAGATGTTTGGATTAGAAAGTATTGTCTAAAAGACGAAACTAACTACTACGAATTAACGCCCGATGACATGCATCGAAGAATCGCAAAAGAACTTGCAAGAATCGAAGCAAAGTATTCTAACGGTCTTACTGAAGACCAAATTTATGAAACCATTAAAGATTTCAAAAGAATTATACCACAAGGGTCACCAATGTCAGGTATTGGAAATGATTTTCAGGTGGTTTCGTTATCAAATTGTTTTGTAATTGGAAATCGTGGTCAATCAGATTCATATGGTGGAATTTTAAAAATTGACCAAGAACAAATTCAATTAATGAAACGTAGAGGTGGGGTGGGACATGATTTATCGTTTATTCGTCCTGCTGGAACTCCAGTAAAAAATTCTGCAATTACAAGTACTGGTGTGGTTTCATTCATGGAACGTTATTCGAATAGTACAAAGGAAGTTGCACAAGATGGTAGACGTGGTGCATTAATGTTAAGTGCATCAATTAAACATCCAGATGCTGAAGCAATTATTGATGCAAAAATGACGCAAGGAAAAGTAACAGGTGCAAATGTATCGATTAGAATTGATGATGCTTTTATGAATGCTGCAATAAATAATGAAAAATATGTGCAAAGGTATCCAGTCGATGCAGATATTTTTGAGGCAAAATTTACCAAAGAAATTGATGCAAATAAACTTTGGAAAAAAATAATTCATAATGCTTGGAAATCTGCAGAACCCGGTATTCTTTTTTGGGATAAAATCATAAGTGAAAGCATTCCTGATTGTTATGCTGATGAAGGTTTTACTACAGTAAGCACTAATCCTTGTGGTGAGATTCCGTTATGTCCATATGATAGTTGTCGTTTATTGGCAATTAATTTATTCACTTATGTAATCAATCCATTTACCAAAGAAGCAAAATTTAATTGGGATTTATTTGAATCTGATGTACAGATTGCTATGAGATATATGGATGATATTATAGACCTTGAAGTTGAAAAAATTGATTCCATTCTTAAAAAAATTGAATCAGACCCTGAAGATGAATTTATTAAAATTTATGAAATTAATCTTTGGAAAAGGATTAAAGAAATGACATTAAAGGGTCGTAGAACTGGTCTTGGAGTTACTGGTGAAGGTGATATGCTTGCAGCATTAAATTTAAGATATGGTACTGATGAAGCAACTGATTTTAGTGAAGAAGTACATAAAACGCTTAAATTAAATGCTTATCGTTCATCAGTTATTTTAGCTAAAGAACGTGGTGCATTTCCAATTTATAGTGCTGAACGTGAAGAAAATAATCCATTCATTAAAAGAATAATGGAAGAAGACCCAAAATTATGGAGTGATATGATTACTTATGGTCGTAGAAATATTGCGTTATTGACCATTGCACCAACTGGAACAGTTTCATTGATGACACAAACAACATCAGGTATTGAACCAGTATTTCTTCCTGTATATAAACGCAGACGTAAAGTAAATCCACAAGAAAAGGAAGCACGAATTAATTTTGTTGATGATGAAGGAATTGCATGGCAAGAATATTTAGTTTTTCATCACAATTTTGAATTATGGCTTGAAAAGAATGGATATGATGTGAAAATTGTCAAATCAATGACAATGGAACAAGTCGATGAAATTGTAAAAAAATCTCCATATTATAAAGCAACATCAAATGATGTGGATTGGATAAAAAAAGTAGAAATGCAAGGCAAGCTTCAAAGGCATGTTGACCATAGTATTAGTGTTACCGTAAATCTTCCAGAAGATATTACAGAAGAAATTGTTGCTAAAGTATATGAAACTGGTTGGCGTGTTGGTTGTAAAGGAATTACAGTATATCGTGAAGGTAGTCGTAGCGGTGTATTAGTTACAAATACTGAAAAGAAAGGTGAATCAGAATTTCATGAACATCACGCACCCAAACGTCCAAAAAGACTTAAAGCAGAAATACATAGATTTCAAAATAATCTTGAAAAATGGATTGCGGTTGTTGGACTTAAGGATGGTAGACCATATGAAATTTTCACAGGTAAAAATGAAAATGGTTTAAGTTATTTACCAACCACTGTTAAAGAATGTGAGGTAGTAAAAAACATATTTGAAGTTGAAGAACTTGATGAAGATGGAAAATTAGTTAAAGTAAAAAAGAAACGATACGATATTGAATATTTCGATTCAAATGGTGATAAACAAGTACATACTGGATTAAATCACGCATTTAATCCTGAATATTGGAATTACGCTAAATTCATTTCTGCAGTTTTAAGACACGGTATGCCACTTGTTTATGCATATGAATTAATCGACTCTTTGAATTTTAAAGAAGATAATATCAATACATGGAAAAATGGTGTTGCTCGTACCATTAAAAAATATATTAAAGATGGTGAAAATGGTAAAGGTAAATGCTTAAATTGTGGTAGCGAAGTTCTTGTATACCAAGAAGGTTGTTTAGTTTGTAAAAACTGCGGTTCGTCAAAATGTGGATAGGTATTTAAATTCATGGTTTTTATCAAAAAGTTCTTTGAATTTTAATTTAAATTGATTATATTTGTTTTCTTAAAAAATCAGTTAATAATTCTTAAAGAGAACAAAATTATTGAAGGCAAATATGTGGATGGTTATTACCTAGCCATCCACAATTTACCCAAACAAAAATATTGCTGTATAATTAAAAACAACTGAAAATATGTAATATTAAGGTAAGATGTTCGTATAATATATTTGACTGTGAAATAAATAACTGTAACTAATATTTTATTGTATGAAGAAAAACGTAAAACTTGGTGAAAACTATTATCTGACAACTCAGGAAATTAATAGTAATGTAACTGTAGAAGTTGCAAAAAAAACAAATCACATCTTCGTGGTTGACGTATCTGGCTCGATGTCGGGTGAACTCCCCCAAATTAGAACACAATTGAAAAACAAACTTTCTAACTTAATGAAGGAAGGTGATACAATTTCGATTGTTTGGTTTTCAGGAAGAAATGATAGTGGAATCCTGAAAGAAGAAGTTGAAGTAAAATCCTTAAAGACTTTAACTGACCTACATGATGCAATTGACAAATGGCTTCGTCCTATTGGTCTTACTGCATTTCTCAAGCCACTACAACTTGTTCAAGGTCTTGTTGATAGAATTAAGAAAAACAGACCTGACAGCGTTTTCTCAATGATTTTCCTTACTGATGGTTACAACAACGATTGTCCTTGGAATGAAGTTATCAAAACTTTAAAGGATATGGAAAGTGACATCGCATCTTCAACATTCGTTGAATATGGTTACTATGCAGATTCTCGTGCTATTACTCAAATGGCATCTGTTCTTGGTGGTGAAAAAATCAGTTGTGATGGTTTTGATGAATTTGAACTAGTATTTGACGCAAAGATTTCTTCAAACATCTTAGGTGGTAAGAAAACTGTTGTTGAAATCACTGATAAATATTTGTATGATTTTGCATTTTCTGTTTCAAATGGAAGTGTATTGCTGTACAATATTGTTGATGGTAAAATCATGGTTGGTGGTGATGTAAAGGAAATTTATTTCTTCTCACCAAAAGCAATTGGTGTTGATGTAGGTAATACTGTAAATGATACCTCATTATATGCAGCAATTTATGTTCTTGCTGATAAACTTTTAAATGATGATGCTGAAAAGATTTTCTACGCACTTGGCGACCAGTATTATTATCAAATGCTTGTGAATGCATTCGGAAAACAAAAACTGAATTCATTTAAAGCAGCAATTAAAGAATGTATTGCTGATGCATCCAAGAGGTATCCCGTTTATAACGGAAAGGTTATTATTAAGCCAGTGCCTGACAACGCATATTGCTTGATGAATCTAATTGAAGATTTAGGTAATATTGATGGTTGTTTATTCTATCCAAATCATCCTGAATTCCAGTACAACAGAATTGGAAGAAAGAAAATTGCTGCAAGTAGTGTTCTTACCGATGCTGATAAGCAAAGACTTGCTGAAGCAAAAACTTTCGATGAAGCCAACAAAATAATGAAAGAACTGGAAGAAAAGAAAGTTGATGTAAAATTCGTTAATACTAATCCAGATAGAGGATATCCGATGACGGATTTGGTGTGGAACAAAGAACGTGCTAATCTCAGCATCCGTATTTACATTGAAGGGGAAGTAATTCTTCCTAAAAATAAGTTCAACATTGAAAAAGTATCGTCTTTCAAGTATAACACCTTTACTATTATAAAGGACGGTATTGTGAACGTTCAGAAACTTCCAGTATCATACTCCAAAGAATTGGAAGACCATTTAAAGAAAAATGGTGTAAAATATGATGTTTGGATTTCATCTGAAAAGAATGTTGGAACAAATAGTTATCAAACTATAGTTATTGACCTTTCAAGTCTTCCTCTTGTTAACAGAGGTATGGTAAAAGCAGTTTCTGCAAAAGCACTTGCAGAGCAGGAATGGGAATTGTTAAAATTACAAGCCAATGAAAAGGTTTACGATTACTACAAAAAATCGTTGTTTCCTAAAACAAGCAAATCGTTTGTTGAAATGTTTGGTGAGGATTGTGCTAATTGGTTAAAAGAAATTGGCATTACCGATTTCAATGGTTTTGCACCAAAAACAACTCAAGCAGAATCAACCGACTTCTATCTATCTGTTAACCTCGCAACGAAAATTAAGGGATTATCATCACTACCAAAAGTGGAAGATGTTGTTACCAAGATTAAAGCAGGTAAAGAATTGAAGTTGAACGAATGGATTATGGCAGATGCAATCAAGAAATATCTTGCACAACTAGATTCCGATATGTATAAATCACTTAATGAGGAACAACAAAAGGGTGTACTAAAGACTTACCTTGAAACTAAGTCAGCTATTCTTAACAAACAAAGGAGAAAGGCATTGCAAGAAATTGCACAAATTAAGTTCAGTCTCATCCTTAGTAAGAGAAATTTTGTTGAGTTCAAATCTTTTGACGAGAATAAATTAAGTCTGGTTCTTGATGGACAAAATTTGGATTTTACATTTGAATTCAGTGAAAAACAAGTAAATATTTAATTGTCGTAACATAAACAACCATCAATTTATTTGGTGGTTGTTTTTATATTTTATTTATTATGAATAATAATTGGTTTATTAGCATTTTACCAATCTTTAAATATAAAGATATTGCATATTGTACTTATTCGATTAGTATTGAGAATTTTATGAAATATATTAAAAATTATCCTAATTATACCATCATAATATATGTAGTTCAAAATAATTTCACTACCATCAGATGTGCAATTCTTGATGAAAATAAACGCAATTTGAAACTCGATAATCAAGATTTGGAATTCACTTTCGATTTAAGTGAAAAAGAAGAAAAAATCTAATTCTCTTTAAATCAAATACTTAAATCCCCAAATGAAAAATTTGGGGATTTATTATTTAATATAATCTTAATAATATTTTCATATCAATTAGATATGTTGATAGTAATTATGTGAAAAGAATATTATATGGGAAAATTATTATTATTATTACTATCAATATTATTGGGATTAAATCATGTTGATGGTTATGTTTATGATAAAAACACTGGTGAATATTTATGTGGTGTTAGAGTTGTTTCATCAAATGATACTACATATACTGATTTAAACGGCTATTTTTCACTTGAAAACGTATATGATACAACAAATATTAAATTTGAACTCATTTCATATGAAATGATTGATACAACAATTATAAACGATAAGTTGTTGATTATTAGTGAAAAATAAAAAAATTCAATATTTTTTTTAAAAAAGTTTGAAATTATTGTAACATTTTATACTTTTGCAACGTTTTTAGATGAAAACGATTTTAATTTTAATTATTAATGAATAAACAAATGAAAACTCAAACGACAAATATTACAGTTTCTACATCGACTTCAAGTCGCAATGGAAATTTTATATTCTGTTCATTTTAATCAATAATATTATGGAAAGTAATTATCCTGAAATAGTACAAAAAATTCACAAAGAATTTTTTAAAAAAACCAATACTAACAAATCAGCTAGATTATATAATCAAGGTTTTTTAAACGCAAAAAATTCTATTAGTGATAAACTTTCAAAACTTGAAAGTTATTATCGGGTTAAATATCCACTTTATAGATTTATTACAAAAGAACGTGTTGATAAAATTTGTAATAAATATGGATTAGTTGTTGGTAAATTAAAATGGTATAATGGATTTGTACCAGAAGAAAAACTATTACAAATTGAACAATTTCGTGTAGATGATATTGACTGTTGCAAATACTATGAATCAACGTATGATTTTGATTTAGGTCGTAGAATCTCATTTTCTGAATTACCTGAAGAAGTAAAAAGATTTTTTGCTACCAATAAAAATACTCAATGTACTATTAAAAAAGGTATCTTTAATAAAAAACGATATTATAATCGAGTAATTGATGGAAAAGTAATGGTTGCACCAGTAACGCAATTTAATATACCCGATGGATATGAAGTTAATAAACATAAAATAACGAAAGTTGTTGAAGACCCAATAATACTACAAAAAGTTAAAGGTGGTTATTTAATTGTATGTGCTTGGGGTGATGAAGCATCTGATTCTGAAGTAATTAATTTAATCAGCAATTAAAAATAAAAAATATTTTTAAAAAATTTGAAAATTGTTTGCTTTTTTTGTAACATTTTATACTTTTGCAACGTATTTAGATGAAAACGATTTTAATTTTAATTATTAATGAATAAACAAATGAAAACTCAAACGACAAATATTACAGTTTCTACATCGACTTCAAGTCGCAATGGAAATTTTATATTCTGTTCATTTATTAACGGCAGAAATAGTATTATATCGGGTGTTGGTTTTCAGAAGTAAAGAAAATTAGAAAACTAAAGATAAAATCAAAACCCGATTCGAAAGATTCGGGTTTATTTATTATAAGTTCTTTGAAATATTTATAATTAATTATGATACTTGCTATTGATTACATTAGTAATAATATCCAAATATTCATTTGCTTTTCTTTCTTTAAAATTAATGAATTTGGATGTTCAATAATGCATAATTCAATACCTTGTTCTAAACATGCTTGAAATTTATTATAAATATTTTAAAATTGAAATATTAATCTGTTTTTCAACTCAAATTTTGAAAATATATTAATTGTTCATTGACATATTGGGAATTATGCACGGATGGTCGAGAGGTCAAAGGCAACTGCCTGCAAAGCAGTAAAATCGGGGGTTCGAGTCCCTCTCCGTGCTCTATATTCTTGGGTTGCTTTAGTTGGTCGAAAAGTCCAGACTGTTAATCTGGTGAACGTAAGTTCCATCACAGGTTCGAATCCTGTCCCAAGAGCAAATATGGGCGTATCATCTAAATGGTTAGGATGCATCTCTGATAAGGATGTAATGAGGGTTCAAATCCCCCTATGCCCACAACAAATAGTGATGTGGATGAACGGTTTTAGTCACCAGTTTGATAAACTGGCTCGAAAGAGAAAGTGGGTTCAACTTTCATCGTCACTACCAATAAAATAATGCGAAGGAACGTTCATTAATACGTAGGTATGAACAAGTCTATAAGGTTTGGTGGGTTTTAGTAGACAAATGGAAGATTGGCAGAGTGGTTTATTGCGCTAGTCTTGAAAACTAGAGGGTGTCACAGCTCCACAGGTTCGAATCCTGTATCTTCCTCGAACGATTATTAGGAATGCCTATCATGAGGAATTTCCTAATTCCCCTAATAATTAAGAATCAAACAAGGAAAGTTATCTTGGGCGCAGGACAGATAGGAGGGTGTGTTGAAAGGAGTACACTTAGCGAGGTTCGAGTCCTCACTGTTTGATTATTTTGGTAAAATGGCAGAGTGGTCTATTGCGCTTGTTTGCTAAACAAGTGGATGTAAAAGTCCCGTAGGTTCGAATCCTACTTTTACCGCCAAATGAATCTACCTGCAAGTAGATTTGTTTCTCACACAATACTATAAACAATGAGTTGTTGCAGCAATGAGTTGATGTAAAGTGTGCGAGTCTCTGTTTTGCTTGGGATGCTACCCTTTAATGTTCAGTAGAATGTTATATTGTACCCGTGATTGGCAACACGAAATGCAAGACTTTTTCAGAGACATTGGAGTGTTCGAAATAACACAAAGGTGTGTGAGTATAAGGCTCACGACAGAGACATTTATGGAACAGTAGCTCAGTCTGGTAGCAGCACTTGTCTGAAGAGCAAGGGGTCAGTGGTTCAAATCCACTCTGTTCCGCAACTTATATTTCAATGGTAATACTTTAATTGAAAACCATAGTATTTATAATTAAATGTTGATTGTTATGGAATTGATTACATTAAAAAAATGTGTTGAGTTAGAATATTCACATAGAGATATTGCAAAAGTTTTAAATTGTTCACAAGCTACAGTTAAATATTGGTTGAAAAAATATAATTTAAAAACAATTAAAACAAAAAAGAAAAAAAATACTCATTGTTTATTATGTGGAAAACTATTAAAAAACAATGATAGAAATAGAAGTAAATGTAGTTCATGTACAACTAGAATTCGTAGATATAGAACTAAATTAAAAGCAATTGAATTATTGGGTGGTAAATGTAATAAATGTGGATGGACTGGAAACATTGCTGCATTCGAATTTCATCATCCTAATGATAATAAACTATTTGATTTAAGTAGAATGTCGAATAAATCATGGAATGTAATAAAAGAAGAAGCATTAAAGTGTGAATTGTTATGTTCTAATTGTTATAAAATAGAACATACTAAATATGATAAAGATGAAAAATTTATGAAAGCAGTGAATGAATATAATATGGAGTAGTAGCAAAGATGGTCTATGCAACGGACTGAAAATCCAAAGATGTTGGTTCGACTCCAACCTGCTTCACCGCTACGGTTCGCACTAAACGAATAGTCAGGAAGTGCTCCCACTGCGAGTTAGGTGTAAATGGTTGCATGTCAGTCCTCCAAACTGAAGGACTTAGCGGGTTCGATTCCCGCAACTCGCACCAATTAATTTTTTCGTTGAGAGTAGTATTTATTATTAACAATGCCTCTCACGCCTCTGATTCAAGCGCAACTTGAGAGGCTTCTTTTTTTAAAAATCCCTTGCTTAATTCCATTATTTTCATATCTTTGTGCGAAAATAATTTTAAATACGTGCTTTTAGAATATGACTATATTCAATATTGCCAAGGGACTGCAGATAGAGGTCATGGGTTTGCATTGATTCACTTGCCTCAAGATGCTACAACTGTCGATGCAAAATCACTTTTGTTTCAAATCAAAAATAAAAAGTACAATCACGAAATCGATATTGATAGTATTGAAGATGCAACAATAGAATGGTAATATAGCGATGTAGTCTCAATTGGTTAGAGCAGGTGGCTTATATCCACGAGGTTGGGGGTTCGAGTCCCTTCATCGCTACAAATTTTAAAATTTATGGACTGGTACGAAAATAATATTGAAGAACCAATAAGGGAAATTGTTAAAGAACTTAGAAGTAATGGAATAAATACTTTTTGCTCTTGTGGTCACAGAATGTGGATTCAATGCGAAAGTTACTATGAATTCGAAGAATCAAAAATAATATACGATGTTCTCGTTGGTAAATTTGGTATTAAGAAGTATCGAACAGTTCTCATTGATGATATAGATAATGAGCACCGTAATAAAGTTTTGGAAATCCAGATTCCTGTTAATGGAAAATACTATTGCAGAATAATGCAAGATAATCCAGAATTTAAAGGAAATCAGCTTAATACAAATCTGGATAGATATAAGATTATTGTTGACGGAGAACCGTTTTACGTTAAAAAATCATAACTCCAAGTCAGATTAAAACTCTTGCTGGTTGCAATAATGAACATTATGTCATTAAATGGTTTTATGATGAAAATAAACCAGAAGAATTCAGAATATTTCCAACATGTGAAATAATGGATTTATCAGTTCCTGATAGAACATATATTTTTAATACTATTTTTGTAGTTGAGATATGATGGGATTTGGAGCTACTGACTTATCCCAAGCCACAAAACTAAACAAGTAGCAAGCTGGCTAAAAAGTCCGATAACACCCAGCTATTTTATATTATGTGTTAGCGGCAGTACATTATGAAGAAATTTAAAACATACACAAAAATTATTGCAATTAAAGAACGTAGCGCAGGAAACGATTCGGTTGGTGACATGTGGATAGAAACAAAATCATTTGATGTCGCAACTCCTGTAAAAGAAATAATGGATTGGGCAAATGATTGTTCAGGTAAATTAATATTAACTATTGATGAAAGTTCGGTTGACAATACGGCTTTTTAGTATTGCTGCTAACGGTTGGGTGTATGAGAAGTTTGCTTGTAGAAACTTTCAAATTAACCACAACTGTTGATAGCAAACTTTCTTATACACCTTGTTATATGCAGTGCGGAAATTTACCACTAAACTACCTACGAAGTACAAAACCTTTTTGTTTTATTTTTTATGGGTAGAAAATTAAAATTTGAATATTTATATATAGAATAAAACTATTTAATAACATGGAACTAAGAAAGTTTGTAGCAACCACTATACGTGAATATTTGAATGAGAATAAATTAGACACTAATAATTTACAGAATATTGATTTAGACAATCTGATTAATAAGGTTAAGAATG